TTATTTTTAATTTAATTTAATTTAATGAATGGTTTATTAAATTAAAAATGAAGAACATTGATAAAATTTATTTGATCAACATGAAACGATCTACGGATCGTCTCGACCATTTTATGTCCGAGATGCGTAAAAACAACTTGCCTTTTGAAAAACTGCATGTTTTTAGCGCGATTGATGCGACCATTCACGACCTTACTCCCGACGAACTTGAATTGACAAAACATATGAAAGAGAAAGGTGAAATAAAAACCGTTATATGCAACTTTCTTAGTCATTACTATGTCTGGAAAGATATCATTGCCAATTCGTATAAAAACGCACTTGTCTTGCAAGATGATGTGTATTTTGTTGACGGCATCTCTGAAAAAATTGATAAAGTGGTTGAGTATACCCCAGCTAATGCCGTTACAGTAAATATTGGGTTACATAAAGCGGCAGCTAGAGAATTTTTTATTGATTGGCCTTTAAATGAACCATATGATCCATCATTATATACAGAAACATTTGTAAATGAGCATGTATGTGTATATAAAAAAGATATAAATCCGTGTAGTCTCTCTTATATTGTAAGAGGAGCCGAGGCAAGAACGCGTGATTTTTTTTCAACTTTTCATACTAATGATGGCGCCATTGACCATTTATTAAATTTTTTTCATAAAAATAATAATATTTTTTACGGCAGTCGATATGTCTTGGCAACAGGCAATTCAAATTTTAAAAGCACTGTCTTTTTTGATCCTCTTTCAGTAATGTCATTTGATGAATTTCTTTTATCGTATCAACAAAGTATAGACAAAGAGGAAGACGAAGACGACTAGAAGAAAGCGGTAGCTGATGTAAGATTGTGGGTCCAGCTAGTTAATTTAAACGTACCACTTTTTCACAAAAAGCGGTGAAAGAATTGTAAAATTGATCTTTTTTTTATATTTTCAAGAGATATAAAAAATGGCGACAACGAAAGAATTTCAAAAAGTTCCAGACTTTTTAATGTCAAAATCTGAAATAAAACCTGTTAATACCAACCCTCGTTACCCAAACTTTTTTCAAACCCATTTTACTGCCGGCGACATTGATCAATTTGAAACCTACCGTGACAGATCCAACGGTTCAAATCCATCTAGATCAGTTTCACTAGACGGAAATGTATGGAAAAAGATGGAAGAAAAGAGTGTAGACGCCGGTGTAGGCGTCGATGAAGATGTGACCGAAAAAGTAGGTGAACAACTTGACTGGCTTAAATACAAATCGCTTAACACGGAAGACATTGACAATACATTTCTCTATCTCTTTGAAAAATTTAAAAAAGGTATTTTTGTCAAAATCAAAGACAACACGCTTGCCGTTTTTTTGCCATTTAGTAAACACAACTATACAAATGAATGGGGAAATCGTATGATCCCTCCACCGCCTTACACCGATATGATTGCATTTTTAACTTATGCAAGCAAGCTTCAAGGCTACGCTGTAACACCTCACCAAATCAACAAGTTTACACAAAAATGGTATGCCAACAACTGTTTGGTTCGCCCAGAATTTCCAATCGGCGAAAATGATCGGGGCGTTTCCAATCTAAAAGATATGCTGCTGACGCTATGTGCCGAACGAGAAGTCCCTGACATTGAACTTTTTTTCAATCGTCGCGATTTTCCCCTACTGAAACGCGACGATACGGAACCATACGAGCATATCTTTGATAGCGATAAATTTCCACTATTGAGTCATCGTTATGACAAATACTGCCCAATTTTATCAATGGTCACCACTGATAAGAATGCCGATATACCCTTTCCAACAATGGAAGACTGGGCGCGTGTCAGTCATCAAGAAGACAGAAAACTGTTTGCGCCCGATTTTAGGACCTATGATGATATGGGGAAAACAACACCGTGGGAAAAGAAACGTCCTACGGCCGTCTTTCGAGGCGCATCAACCGGGTGTGGCGTGACCGTTCAAACCAACCCACGTTTAAAACTAGCCTATATGTCTTACACAGATCGTGGGCGTATAGAAGATGGCGTTGCCTTATTGGATGCCGGTATCACCAAATGGAATTGTCGTCCGCGAAAAATCGCCAAAAATCATCACCTCCAAGTCATTGACCCAAGTCGACTGGGATTTCCTTTAGTGTCATTTTTGACGCCTGAAGAACAAACCCGATACAAATACGTTGTCAATGTCGATGGGCACGTGTCTGCCTTTCGTTTATCTTTAGAACTATCAATGGGCTCCGTGGTGCTTTTACAAGACAGCAAGTACCGTGTGTGGTTTCGCAAATATTTAAAAGAATACGTCCATTACGTCCCTATTAAAGAAGATCTGTCGGATTTGTATGACAAGATTCGTTGGTGCCGCGCACACGATGCCGAATGTCGTCAAATTGCCAAAAATGCGCGAGATTTTTATGATACATTTTTAACCAAAAAAGGCATTCTTGATTACGCCCAATTGCTTCTTGTAAATATAAAAAGCATCACTGGCACTTATTTTTACAATTATGGCAATGTAAGACAAATAATGTACGACAAACAATTAAGTATGCTAGACAGCGACACGCTATCTGACCCAGTTGAAAAACCGCCCGTTTATCCATTTGATACGCGTGACAGCAATGCAATGGGCGGGTTTAAGATTTTTTTAGATCGCCACGATATCCCATACCATAGTCTTACTGGCAAAAAACAATTGCATAAAAGTAAAGACAGTATCATCCACACATTTCAACTTGGCAAATTATCACTTGATTTAAAAGTATCATCACGACGGCTTGAACGTATCAATGAAGCGTTTGTTGGCATTTACTGTATCAATAAACTATTACGCGACATCCCCAACTTTAAATACACATTTGGACTAAAGAAAAACAAGGATGCTGCAGATGTGGCTGAAACCCCTTATACACTTGTCACTGAGCACGTTACAGGGGTATTGTTGAGCGAATATATTAAAACGTGTAGCTTGGGTGATTTGGTTGCCGTTCTTAAAATACTATTTATCGTATTGGCCGTCGCACAAGAACGGTGTGGATTTGTCCACAACGATATGACGTGTTGGAATATTGTCATTCACACTTTACCAACGCCACAGCATTTTGTCTATTCATTTAAAGACCAAATTTTTACAGTAGATACAAAAATATTGCCTGTGATTATAGATTACGACAAAAGTCACGTGATCCACGATGGACTTTTTTATGGCCCGACATTTAAAACAAGTACAGTGCAAGACTGTTTTTGCTTGCTTATTCATTCTGTCCACGATTTTTGCGCGTCTCGACGCATATCTGGCGGGGAATTACAGACATTATTGTATATGGTCAACTTTTTATCTGAAACCGAGTTTCATCAAATGAAACTGACAACATACCCAGACCTGATGGAATTTTTAAGTGTCAATAAAAAATACAATGAAATTGTCTATCGCAACAAATGCGATTTGGAAAAGTTTGAGCCGTTGGATTTTTTAATGTACTTCTCTGAAATACCCTTATCTTCCACAATTAGGATTCATCAAATTGATGGCAAAAAAGTTGAGAAGCCTTATACATATATCAATCCATTGTTTTACTATACGCTTATTATAAGCGATTATAAGCAAACCCATACAGCCATCTACGAGTATTTGGATAAAGTCGAAGAACAAGTGCGCGATGTTGTTATTGGTAAATTTTCTAAAAATTTTATCTACTATGTCAATGCCACCAATCAAATTATATGTGCTGTATCAAATGTCCTTGCTTTTGTGGATCAATACAAAGGCCTTATTGGAGATGAACATCACTTTATCGAAGTAAGAAATTGTCGTCGCATTTTAACCCGTTTAGGCGACCAAATGCATCTTCAGTATATAAATTTAGAGACGGCATCGTGTGGACACACTACAGAGACGCGAGAAGTAAAAGGCAAGCCATCAATGTTATTTTGTGCGATATGCAACAAGGAGGTGTCAAAAATGAGGATTTCGTCAAAGGTAGCTTTGTCGCCTACATACAAACCCAATTTTAGTCTGACAAAATACACGGATCACACTTTTTCTGCGACTAGCGTTATTTTAAGCATGTTACAGGGAAATGTGGACTTGCGCAATGAAAAGTGTATTTCCATCTGGGAAATGATTCGCAATGTGTTATTGTACAAAAACCCTTACACAATTCCTGATGAAGTTGAATTTCGCAAAAAATACGGGTCTATCTTATCCACAATGTCACCATTGGCCATCTTAAATCACAATGCGGGTATCAATACATTGCGTTGGCTAAGCGGCGAGTTGTATAAAAAGGATCGCGAAGGTCTTTTAAAATTACCTGAACCGCCTCAAAAACAGTTGCGTCTTTTAGAAAATATTTTAGCATTGACAGCTTAAACGGCACATTTAAATTAAGTATTTGGTTCCCATAAACTCACTTTATTCTACATATAATATTGAAATTATATGTATTTAATCAGTCAACATTTTTTATAAAAAAAGGTATAAATGTCGAGTCAACATGCTGTGAAAATATTTGTTTTTGGTGCCGCTTAAGCGGCCTACATATCAATAGGATTTTTTTCACTTGTATACCCATACTCTAAAATGTTATATGCGTCATCTTCATTTATAATAATCCCCATATTATAATCGGTGTACAAAGAACGCAGTGGTGATTTGTATTTTTCAAAACGTACAAAATCAAACACGCACGGCTTTACGACAATCATATAAATCCATTGATTAATGATTAATTTTGTGTAAAAAATGGGAGTATCGTTAGACGTGTTGATGTACCAAATGGGGATATTGTAAAGACAAAAAGGGATTGATTTTATCAAGAGAGGATTAGGTGTAAACATTTTTTTCAATTCTGTATAATTTTTTTGAATGATGATTTGATCAAGTTGGATTGGGTTGATGTGATCAAATGCATCCTTCATCAAGACGTTTGTTGATTCAATTTGCATATATCCATTGACAAGAAGCACATTTTGTTGCTTTTTTTTAACTGAAAAAGAAAGCGACGTCATCTTTCTTTGATTAATTAATGTTTTATATTTCTCTTTTTAATCGATTTTACAGATTTCTTGACTTTTCTATATGACTTTTGTGATTTTTTTATTTTTTTATTAGATTTCTTGAATTTACGAATTGATTTAAAAGAGTTAAAATCTGGAGTTAGGTATGTTGGCACAAAATTTCCTAAAACATGACGAAGACGACGTAAATTAGATCTCTCTCTCTTTTTCTTTGCAAGATTATTAGCACATTTAACATAGAAAAATAATTTTAGTTCTTTTTCTATATTTGACATATCTTCTTTATGTTTTAGTTCTCTTAAATATATCTTTTCATTATTAGCTTCAATATAACTTATAATCGTTTTAATTTTTTCACGTATTATATCTCCTTCTACACGTATTTTATCTTCAAAATACTCCTCAATTTCTTCAAATGTTAAATCTACACAAATCATCTCTGCTTGTTTTTCTAAAGCTGAAAAACGATCATCCAAACTATAATTAGGATGTTGTGTGTCCAATAATCTTTCTTTTGACTCTTTTGCTCCCATTTTTATTTAATTAAATAAAAATTTTATCCGCTTTTTTCAAAAAGGGGCTTAAAATCCTAAATCAAGATCCTCGCACATATACTTGATGAACGAGTCATCTGTATCAGGCAAGCCCGACTTTTTGCGCGCCTCCATATATCGGTCATAAAACTTTGTATGGTAATCCTCATCCTTGGCACGCAACTCGGCCAACTCGGCACGCGCCTTGATAATGTTACCCTTCATCTCATTCATCTTTTTCATCGTCGCATCATACGTCCACATCAACTGTGACTTTTTCACCATCAACTCAATGTAACGATCATACGGGTCAATTTCCGACTTTGCCACATCCGCCAAAAGCTCCTTTTCGCGATCTTTAATCTCCTCAATTGTTTGCTTTTCTTCCTCGCGCTTTTTGCGCACTTCCTCTGATGTCGTTTCGACCACCTTTTTCTTAATGTCAATGTCCTTGGTCTCACAAATATACTTTTTCGTGGCGGCCAACGGGAACGGGCGACCCACGTAAGTATGGTAAATGCTGTGAAAACTGTCAACGTTGCGAATCAAGTACTCGGCCTTCAAGTCAGCTTCGTCTTGTGTGGCAAACGTTCCACGCACCTTCAACATACCAAACACGCCATCATCATCTGGCTTTGCGCCCTTTGACGGGAAAAAAGAAACAAGGCAATGAACTTGATTTTCGTGCTTGGGGTCTGCATAAAATTTTTCAAAACGGGGAAACTTTTGAGTGAAATCCTTGACATTCAACTCTTGCATTGCCGCCTTTACTTCTTCTTCGGTCAAAGGAGATGCGCCAAGTTTGTAAGTTTTTTCGTCGGTTTCATTTTTGTCGGCAGGCGAGGTTAAGCTAGATTGTAAATTAGAAGACATTTCTTTTATTTATTCTCATTTTTTTAAATAGGACTAAAAATTTTTACATCCCTCTTCTTTTTCAAAAAAGGGGAAGAGGTACAACGGGATAAGGATAAGGCGTTGGACGACGTGGATATGGGTACGGGCGAGGGCGATGATAAGAGCTATAATAATTACGGTGATGATTGTGATGTCTGCGAAATGGTTGGTCAAGATACGGGTCAAGATATGGGTCGTAACTAAATGTTGGATTGATTACTGTTATAATTGTGGAAATAAGCAAAACGATGCCTACAGATAAAAATGTATATCCTTTGGCATTATTTGAAAAATTTTCTTGATGATCTTCCTTGTCCGTCTTTTTTGATAAAAAGTAAATACCGGCACCCATAAAACTGATTGTAAGAACGGACAAGATGCCTGCTGCGATTTTACGATTTAAAGACATTTCAGTCATTTTTATTTAATTTTAAATTAATTAAAAATTCAAATAAACCGCTTTTTTAAATTATTTTTTAGCCTTGAACAATTTGTAAAAACTATCCATTTGAACCACTAAAGACCGATTTTGGGGTTCGGCCTTTTCTAAAGGCTGACTTATTCGTCCGAATGCATAAACTCTAAAAACTTTTTTTTGTCTTCCTCGTCCGCCATAATCGTTGGTGGTCCCGTCAACTCGCCGGTTTTTTGAAAATGGTTTTTGTACAGCCGGAGTTTGCCGTATGTAATATTGCCAATATGACGCAATGTCTTGTCATGTAAAACAGGCTTTTTCAGTTCAACGGGAAGAGTTGGAGTTGGCTGAGACGGACACACGACTTCTTCTTTTTCTTTATCATTTTCATTTTCGTTTTCATCAGTGTCGTCATTGACTTGTTCCATTTTTTCGTCAATATCATCAATACAGATACGACTTTCAATCGTTGCCGGTAAACTTCGACTTAACTGGTTGCGATACCCGTCGCCTTCCTTAATGATATTCACAATTTGCTTATACACCTCCTCTAATCGCTTCATTTGATTGCGTGTCTCAATCATCATTGTACCGTTGTCACATCTTTCAAATCGTGACAGACGGCCTTGGAGATGTGCCGATTCCTTTGTGTACAGATTTTTAATTACCCCAAAGCCTTTTGAAACAAGTTTAATCAATATAGCAGCATTCAAGTCCTCAATTTCATTTTTGTCCTCGTCTGTAAACGAAAACCTGTTGCGGGACTTGTCTTTGCACAAATAAAGCGCTTTGTTTTTGCCCATCAAAAAGTTTTTGGTTGTAAATTCTGCCAGCGCTTTTTGGGCACCAAAAAAATCTTCAAGTTTATAATTCTTTTCAAACGTTTCCTTGACGACCTCGGGTGTCATGTAGGTTAGGATGCTTCCATAATTGTGCGTCGAGTTGTCAAAATTTGTGATATTAATAGTATTTGCAACAACAGAACGTGTTTTGGTTTCTTCAAGCTCTTTTTTTAGTTGGTTGATTTGAAGTTGAAGATCTGTATATTTTTGGTTATCTGTTTGCGTCAACTTTTGCATATCTAATTTCTTTTTTTCTTTACAGATGTTTATATGATATTCTAACATTTTTTTTGATGTAAGTTCCTTTTTGCACGATTCACAATTAAATAAACGTTTATTAATAGGTTGTTCTTGATCTACTTGAATTTTTAGACATTTCTTATTTGTTTGAATATGTCTGTTTAGTACTGATCGTGAAGAAAAAATGATTTTACAAAATGAACATTCCATTTTATTTAATATAATATTTCTTTAAAATGCAAAAAAAAAAATTGCATTTCATCGCATTACATTGTATATTTATAGCATTTGCGGCATATATTGAATGCTATATTTGTGCTATAAATATTTTTGGTATAATTGCACGTGCGATAAATATATTAAAAAAATTAAAGATTATATTAAGGTTAATGCAATAAAATATATAAAGTATTTATAATTATTTTTATTTAGTCTTATATAAAGAATAAAAATTTAATTTAGTTTTTAATTAAAAATTTAGCATTCCATTGTGTGTGTGGTGAACTCGTTTTTTTTGTTTAGAAATAGCCAGCCCATTTCTAAAATTTTATTTTTGGTTACAAACAACATTTATACAAAATATATGATTAATAATTTTTTTGAATATGCAATAAAATGCAATAAAAGTGCAATAAAACGCAATAAGAAATCAATAAGAAATCAATAAGGAATCAATAAAAAATCAATAAGGAATCAATAAAAAATCAATAAAAAATCAATAAGAAATCAATAAGGAATCAATAAGGAATCAATAAAAAATCAATAAGAAATCAATAAGGAATCAATAAGGAATCAATAAATTATTGATCAAGCTAAATGTGGTTTGATTTTTAATTAAAAAATTAAAAATTTTAAATTTTAAATACACTTCTCCTTATTCTTATCATTATGTAAAATACTTTTCAATAAAATCATTCATATTCATAGCTTTCATACTACGATTGCACTTTGTGCAAATAGGCCTCATATTATTTACAGTTGTCACACCACCACGTGACTCCGCGACAACATGACCACAATCAAAATCCATTTGAGTGATTTCCTTGTTTTTACAGCATAAACATTTAGCCAATCCTATTTCTTTTCCTATATATGTATGCCATACAAGCATTTTTAATGATTTTGGAATCGCCTTCTTTTTATAAGGCTGTTGAACGGATGTTTCTACTTTATTTTCTTCTTTTATTTCTTCCGTAACATTTTCAGCGAGATTTATATTGTTATATTGTCGAATAATCTGTTGTTGGCTTTTTAACTCGTCTATTTCCAATTTCATACGTTGTACTTGATTCATTAAGTCTAGTGTAATATCAGTCTTTACTGATTCTGATTTTTTACGAGCTTTACAAATATTTGTATGATATTCAAGTCTGGGTTTACTTGCCAGTTTTTTAGAGCAAAAAGAGCAATCAAATGATATTTTTTCTTTTCCTGTATTACAGTATTTTGCTGTTTCCAGATGGCGAGTTAAAGTAGACTTTTTTAAAAATTCTTGTTTACAAAATTTGCATGCTACCATTTTTAGTTTTATTTTTATACTAGATTTGAAATCTAAAAATCATTTTTATGAATTTCTAAACCGTGGCGCGATACCGAGCAAAGCTCGGCGTCAGCTTTGCTGACTATGGACGGAACCGCGCTTTAAAGACATCCGCCTTTTATAAAAAAATGAGTTTATTTGATTATGATTATCTGGATCCGTCGACCTACGAAAACTTTGAAGACTTGCTGGAGGGACAAAAAGTTGACCCAAATGAATGCGATGAAAATGGAATGACACCATTGCACCATATTGCGTCTCAGCTTTTTGAAATGTCATCAGTTGTCAATACGGACTTTTATGTCATTAAAATTCTTCTTCGATACAATGCCAACCCAAATATTCAAGACAGGTGGGGACGAACACCGATAATGTGCTTTGAACCAGAAAATGTCAAGTACAGCAACGTGTATCCCGTTTTTGATATATTGCGTGACGTGACAGACCTTACATTGGTGAACATTGAGGGTGAAACATTTGATCAAAAGTATTGGCGAATTAAAGAAGAAAACTAATAAATAAAATGAAGCAGCTTGCGCTTGTCCTTACTTCTTCTTTTCATTTTTTTGCACTTGTCCCACTCTATCCGCACAATGTGGATTACTTTTACACAATGTGGTGGATGTCGCTTTCTACTGTATGCTCAATGACGTGGCACGCCCTTGGTGAGCCGTATGGAATACTTGCAGTGATGGATTATACGGGAGCAGTTGGATGGTTTTTGATGGAGATGTGTATGACGCGTCAACGAGTGCTTGCATTTGTGTTAAATATGTGCGTGTTTTTCACAAATCGTGTTATTTCGCATTGTTCTTCGTATTTATTTTACCATTCTTTGTGGCATATTGCATCGGCTGTCAAATGCGTGGCGGTTGCAATGACATTTGATCGTGTTTTGTAGACAGGAGACGACTCACTAACGATTACGTAGCGTTTTTGGTACGGCTTTTTGTGAAAAAGCTGTAAAAAAGCCGTTGTATAATAAAAAATAAATGTGTAAATAAAATGGGGAAAAAAATGATAGAAATTTATGGATATGGCGAATGCCCTTATTACCAAAACGCCGTTGCATATATGACTGAAAAAATGGGTCCAGTAAATAAAAAAGTTGTGGGGAAAACAACGATCCTCCAAAACAACTTTTTAATGTGCTCGTACACGCCTGTGGCACGTGGCCAAGAATGGCAAATGATCTTAAACTGTAATGGCATTGACAATC